GTAGGTTCCCACAGACTCAAACGGACATCAATAACTTCACGGCCCTGTTCATCGCCAATCTGTTTAACAAGATCGGACTTACCGATACCGGGAGGACCCCACATGAAAATCGGACGTTGAATCTTAACGCATTTACGAATACTACGTTTGGCTTCGTTAGGTGTAACGGTGCGGTTGGTGCTAATTTGCTCTGGCATTTTGCTCTTTCAAGGTTAGGATTAAAATATTGTTTCTTTTTACATCAGTATGTTAATATTATACAATCAACACTTATTCCTGTCAAGCGATCTGGCCTTGGCATTTGTAAATTTCTCAATGTTGCCTGCAAACAACACTAATTGAATAGCCATTTTATCACTAAACACCCAAACAGCTCTGTGGTTAATATACCACGGACAATCGATATAATTGTCCAAACGCAGGACAAGTTGGTTTGTGTATTTCCACCCTTCTCTATTTTCTTCAAAACGAACCATATGAGGGTTGAAATGCTTACTTAGGGTCTCAAACCCTTTTTCGGTTAGTCTAAGACCGCCCGTTTTTTTAATTCGTGGATTTTGCCAAAAAACTGCCAACAGTTTTTTTAGGTGAGGATCGTCATAGGACAGCCCTTCTTGTTCTGCTAGATAGCGTGTTATATCAGTCTTTTGGTTCTTCAATGAACTTCTCTCCTGTTGTAAGTTTATAAACAGAGAAGTCCTGCGTATTGAACTGTTTGTTCAATTTTTCGACTAGGTTAAATGCATGGCCGCTATTCGAAAAACTAACTTTTTTGTATTTTGGTCCTACTTGCTGGGCTACAATGCTGTTAGTTTTTAGGTTAATCGGACGATCTTTATAAAAAACAGCCCAAATTGCCTCTGCATCTAAAACCTGCTCTGTTTTAAATGTTTTTTTATCAGTTATCTCTAATAAAATAGTGGGTTTGGGTCTACTCATAATATATGCGTTACTCCGATAAGTACGCATATATTTACCAAATATTGTTAAAAATTTCCACCGTTAAGTTTGATAACAATATCTTCTTGTTCGGCTGCAGGTGCATTTTCTCCTGCTAGTCTAGTCATAACTGAGCTGAGGCTATTCTGCAGATCTGTTACTTCTTTTAGACTCAAAGTAATATTTTTTTGATTAGTCTTAATAGCAATTCTTGCCTTTTCTAAAAAATCTTCAATAGGTAATGTGTTTAATGTTTTCATGACTTATTGATATTATTGAGAGTAAGTTTCATTTCCTGCTCTGTTTTAAACGGACCGTAATAGGGATAACGCTCAAGTGTAATCAATTTTGGGCAGAAACTTTTAACCCATCCCTTACGGAATTTAACCACATAGTAACCAGCACAATACCTGCTTTTGCTTTTATCGCTTTTTGCAAACAGCGGCAATTTTTCTTTTATGCTATAAACAGGATCAAACGGTTTTGAGCTACAGGGATAATCGTAGATAATGTAATTTTTATTGTCATTATCTCTTGTGGCCTTTTTAATGCTTTCTTCAAAAAGCTCAATACCTAATTGTGTTTTCAGTTCTTTAAGATTTTTAAATCCTACACTTTTACCTTTTCGATAAAAAATGTAACCCTTTTTATCTTTGGTAATCGCGCCAATTTTCTGGTGGTCTTCGGTAACCAACCACTCTTTATTTGGAACTAATACTTTAGCCGTGTTCACTGTGTGTACCTTGCATTTAGCGGTTCAGCATAGCTCTGAACCTGTTCGCTGATTTTCTGCAGATCAAATTCGGCACAAAACTTCATGAGTCTAATACCAACCTGCGGGATGTTTTTATCTGCTTCAATAGCCTGCTGAATTGTTTCTTGTATAATGTATTTAATCTCTGCAGGCTGTGCTGTAAGGTCGCACAAGACTACATTACGATTAAAATCGTCCAGAACTCTGTGTTCTACCCCCTCGTGGTCAACCCAACGTTGGAGCATGAGATTGTTCCACGCCCATCCTTTGCTGACTCGATCGGCATAGGCTTCACGGAGACCAACCTTATTCTTTGTGCCTTTTTCACGTACTCCTGGATAAGCACTAAAGATGTTGTCGGAGGTGTCGCCACGCATACACTTCTCAAAGAGTAGCCATTGCGGGTCTGGTGCGCCTTTTGCTTCTCCAGTTTTCTTATCTTTGACAGGGTTACCTTTGGTATCAAAGTATCCTTCGTGCGTAGTTGTGATTTCCATTACACCATTATACTGCTTCACATTGGGTGCAATGAGCTGTGCAAAGTCACCGTCTGTGCTAATAATTACATGATTGTCATTAGGATGGCTTTGGATAAAGCCGGCAATGAGGTCATCTGCTTCAAGTTGCGGATTATGCAGTACTGTGCAATTGGTCTTGTTAATAACAAAGTCTTTAAATTGGTCAAATGTTTCCCAAAATACACGATCTTCTTCGGCCTCGCGAGGGCTCTGCGCGGCCCGAGCGTCGGTGCGGTTCCTCTTGTAAGGAGCATAATGGTCCTTACGCCAGCTACGACCTTCTAAACAGAATACAATATGATCGCCACCAAAATCACGCCATGCCTTGCGAATACTGCCTAATGTGGTATGAATGCTCATACCAACCTTGTCTTCTAGACTGCCACGGATTACGTGACGAGCACGGAAAAAAGTATTTGCAGTATCTACAAGAATATAAGTTTTAGACATTAACTGACCTCAGTTCTTCCATCATCTCTAAGGGCGCGATTTACATAGCCTGCACCACGTCGGCTCATGTCAACACCTTCTTCGGCACCAACATTGCGGCAAAGTTCATTAAACCACTGATCTACAATTTCTTCGTCAGTAGAACCAATGTACCCTGCACCTCTTAATTGTACAACAAAATACTCGTTCCAGTCAAGTTCGAAAAAACCATTTCTTACATTTTCTTTGTTTACATGAGTTTCCAAAACGGCTACCCACGGTTCTTTCTTTTCTGTAGCTAATTCTTTCGGCGTCAGTTTGGCTAGACGTTCTTCTTCTTTGGCACGTTCAGCAGCTAAAGTTGCAGCCTCTGCGGCCTTCTTTGCTTCTTCGACAATTTGCAATGCCTTTTCTGCTTCTTCTTTTGCCTGTGTCTCTAGTTTGTCTAAACCGGTTAGTTTTTTAAAAAAATTCTTCATTAAGTACCCCACTCGTTCTTAAAGAGCGGTACCTGAAGTCTATCACTATAACGCCAGCCTTTCTCTATTGCTAACAATGCCACATTCCGGTTATTCAATGAGTAAACACTTTCGACTCCGCCAACAGGCATTAGGTAAACTGGTCCTTTAAATCCAGCATCTCGGTATTCGTTGACTGCTCGTTCTGCATCTTTCAAATCATCTTCGTTGGTGACGACAAACTTAAGATAAGCATAGCCGTATTCTTCGTATTGACAAACAATCTCTGGCCTGATTGCATCTTCCCACTTTTCTCCGGAGCAAGGAAGTTTTGCACTTACGCTAAATGTAATTTCTCTTTTCTTTTTCGGAAGACCTTTCCAAGTTGTTAGGTATTGTTTAAATTCATGTGTTATTTCTTGAGTACCATTGGTTTCAAAGGTCACTTCCTTTAGGTTTACCATTAGGGGATGATCTAGTAGTTCGGGATAAGCACGTTGCCAACCTAATAGTGGCTCACCACCGGTGATCACTAGATGTTCGTCACGCCATGCTTTATAGGGCAGCAGTTTGATAATAGATTCTGCAATTGAATCGGTAGATAGCATGGGAGATAGATGCTTAAATTCTGGATATACTGCGGCGTATGAGTCGCAACCAGTAGATACTAAAGGAAGATCTTTGTAAGATTCATAGTTATCAAGATTTTTAATAATAGTAATTACTTCGGTGGTTTTCTCGCCGTGATGGAGACCGAAAGATGGACATTTAAAATTACACCCAAACGTTCGAAGGAACACACTTGGGACTCCCATATATCTACCCTCTCCTTGCAGACTATAAAATAGTTCTGCAACTTTAATATGATTCATAATTACTCCTAGTTATACGGGAAGGTCCGTGTATTATAATATATTTATTCCCAACTATCAAATACTTTTACTTCAACATCTACTTTTTTCTTTCTACCTGGTTTACCTTTTACTCGTTTACGCTCTGGATCAATTTGATCAGATTGTTTTTGAACAATTTCAAGTAGTTGTTGTACTATCTCTTCATCACCTTCTGATAAAGATGCAATTTGATCAAAGTCAATATTTTCAATTAATTTATATTTTGCCGCTTGTTGTTTCTTTTCTTTTTGTATTC